TCTTGATTTAAAAATATCTGAGCGCCAGATGTAAAGTTTTTGCCATCTTTAGAAGCAATTGTTCCAGTGCCTTGAAGCAACAATGCATTCTTATATTGTAACATTATTCTCATAACTTCAGGAGCAGGGTCACATGGTACATTTATCTGAATTATATCTGCATGCGCTGGTGCACAAGCTGTGACGAATCCTAAAGCCAATAATATTTTTTTCATTGTATAGTCCTTTCATAAAAAAGGGGAGCTCACCATGGCCCCCCGCGCACCTATTAAGTAGTGACCCTTAGTAGTATATATTAGAAGCTGAAAGTAGCTCCAACTTTTGTAGCAACAGCATCTTCGCCATCAATATCCCAAGTTGTTTCACCGAACAACTCGATTCCACCAAACACTTCATATGATGCACCGAAGTTGATCTTCGGATTGTCAAATGCTTTGTCTAGTTTGAACTCTTCGTTATTATAAACTGCAAGGTCCATATCGGCCGTAAGACCTACACCAAACATTGTGTATCCGATTTCAGGAGTTACTTTTACACCAAAATCTTCTACGTCAGCACCTGCTGCGTCATTGATTGTGTATGCTGCTTCTGTTTCTACACCCCAAGAGATGCCTGTTGCACCGATCTCGTTAGCTGAGACTGATGTTGCCGTTACAAGTGCGGCTGCTGCAATTGCTGCGAATTTCATATTTTTATTCCTAAGTTAAGTTAATAATAAAACCACTTTTCTGTTGCTAGGTAAGTGGCCAACCCCCTGTATTATGCGGCTAGCGCGTAACCAGATGGTGCAAAATTATCGTTTGCATTTGTGTTTTGTAAACTAGAATACATGTCGATCCTATTTCTGCCCCATCAGAAATACACCTTATGTACTTGTGGTGGAGCAGCGCGGTACTGCCCCGCGGTCCATACATCCGTTATTAACGCTTACAGATTATATATTACATCATATCCCAAATCTTGTAAATGGCCGGCCACAATCTTTTTCGAGTGTGATATAATTAGCACATAACCTTTTGCATCATATGCAATCCATTTATATTTCTTCTTCGCTATCGTGTATGTAGAGTTGAATGAGGGCATAGTGGAGAACTTTCATTAAATCCTTTCGAGCATCAGCCCGAGTGCCTTTTTTGCCATAACGATTTGAATACTTGTCAACATTTCCCATACAAAAGCCTGTACCATGGCCTCTTGCAATAATTACTTCTGTTGATTGGAACTTATTAGTTGCATAATGTCCATCATATGTAGCATCGATATAATTTTTAAATTCTGCTATCAATTCACCTTCATTAAATTTATAATTAATCATTTAATCGTCCCAAACTCCATCCCATGTATAAAATACATGTTTATCAATTATCTTACTTATTTCCATTTGATCGGCCCATGCCGGATTTACATACGTAGCATGATAAAACGTAGCTCCTTCGGTAGGATCATCTACGTTTCCTATCATTACGTCACGCGCAATAACTTTTGCTTGACTCCAAGCTTTATTTTCAGAAGGAACTTGATCTTCAATCATAAACGTCCAACTAAATTGCTTAGGCTGATATACTACATCACAAATATTATTAGGCCATTCTTTATGATCTACACGATTTAGTGTAACGTGTGCTACTGCGATCTGACCTTCTATGACTTCACCTCTTGCCTCATGATAGATATTCATCGCTAAGCAATTATGCTCTTTGGTATCTATCGAAGGATGCATCATAGACAAAGTTACGGCTACTGCTCCGAGTCCTGTCATGGTTAATAATCCACTTGTTATATTGACTGCTCTTGACATTTTTTATTTATAAACCTAGAACTCGTCCTGCATGTTCTTTTAAACCCTTATAGGGATTCTCAGTCAAAAACTCTGCGATTTGCTCGAAATAAAAAGCAGATTTTTCATCGCCTTCAAGTTCTAAAACTCCGGCACATTCATTCATAAAATCAATGATTTCACCTAAGGCAACGCGGCCATCGCTTCCCATGGCCGCTTTATGTGATTTACCTTTACGCTGCATTAGAAGATTCCTCCATTTGAATTTCAGTTCTCCAGAGATCATGCTGAAGTTCCATTTCAGCTTCCATCCGCTCAATGTTTTGTTGAAGATCGTCAACAATGTCAAGCAGTTCAATTAAAACAGTGGCACGACTATGCCCAAAATTATGAGAACGACGAACAATGCTCATCAGTTTCTTTCTCATCATCAATGCATCTTGAATATCGTTTACAATAAGCATTACGCTACCTCCTTAAATCCAAAGTTTGCTACAACGTGGCGGTTACCATCTTCGTCTTCGATAAGATCACCAACTGATACAGAAGCCATCCGACCCAAACGAGTAATTTGAGACTCAGGACCAATGTTACCAACTTGGAAAACTTCGTCTAAACAAGTAGCTTCGATTTTAGCTACACCAGTATAAAGATTTTCATATAGAGCTTTCTCTACAAGACCGACCATTTTTTCACCGCGGAAGTCCATAGCCATATCATCACGAATCTCACGCTTCATGCTTTTAGTACCAGCATTGATTCCAGCGATTTCGTCTTCTGTGTAGCGGATCTGGTAAACTGTATATTTCATCTTTTATCTCCTTTTGTTAATACCATCCTACAGCATGTAGAAAGCAATGTACACAAAAAAGCGCCGATCGAAATCGTTTAAAAACAAAGGCTTGTAAAATAGTTCGTTTTTATAAATATCGATAGCATGGAGGAATGCGAATGATTGATCCGGTAACTGCCATCGGTTTGGCTACAAGTGCTTTTAATGGAATAAAGCAAGCTATATCTGTTGGGCGTGATATTCAAGATATGCACGGTCAACTTGGCCAATGGGCTAAAGCAATATCTGATGTTGATTACGCACATCAAAAAGCAGATAAACCACCTTGGTATAAAAAACTAGGTGGCGGTGTACAAGCAAATGCAGTAGAAGTATGGATGCATAAAAAGAAAGCTGATGAGATGCGTGAAGAATTACGCAGTTACATATCAGCCGTATATGGTCCATCTGCGTGGAAAGAAATAGTACACCTAGAAGGCGTAATGAGAAAAGAACAAAAAGAAGCCGTTTACGCCGCCCAAGAAATGAAAGAGAAATTCATCGCTTGGGTATTTGGCATTTTCTTAACTCTAATAGCTTCAGCAATTATGTCTGGAATAATTTACGGATTAGGAATTTACGTCGGCCGTTGGTAGTTCAAAGTCTTGATTTCTTACATGCAATAAAATAGGAGCAGAATCTTTTGCTATATCATCGGATTCTGTACCCCATGGAAACGTAATCATGGCTGTGCTATTTGGTACAAGCGCTTCACATTTAAGACCCCAAGTTTGAATGTCATCTTCAAGCGATAATGATTTATATCCTTGCCAATGAAAAACATATGCCATCATTGGCATTTCATCTGTCAGATCATGAATATTATTAGCCCAAACTTTACAAGGAATACAATTATAATCCTCAGGCAATTTTAGGTTGACTTGTTCTTTTAACATATCAAAAAAATCACTGTAGTCAAAGTTGATAATCATTTAAATCTCCATATCAATTATCTCTATAGTCAATATACCAATCACAAAAATTCTTTATTCCTTCTTTTACAGAAGTTTTTGGATTCCAACCAAGTTCTTGAAGTTTAGTAATATCTGACAATGTTTCTTTTGTTTCGGCCGCATACATAGGATGCATAACTTTTTTAAATTTATAATCAAAATTCTTTTCAATCTCAGTTATGAAATCTAAAAGTTTAACCTGTTCTCCGCTTCCTATGCTATATATCTCTTTCATAGGGCTATTAGTTTTTATTACTTCATCCATTATAAGTTTTATAGCATCTACTGCATCATCTATATAGATTAGATCTCTTTTCATATCTCCTTCATTATAAACATTGATAGACTCATCAAATGTCATAGCATTAGAGAATTTAAAAAGAGCCATGTCGGGTCGACCCCATGGACCATAGACACTCGACAATCTCATGCCTGCATTTTTAAATATAGTAGATACTTTAAATTGTGATTCGTTCGCCGCTGATGCATAGCCATAAGGACTTATAGACTTTTCGGCTTCAGGAGTAGAAGCATATAAAAGATTTTGAATTGGCCATTGCTCACATAACTCTATAAAATTATGAGTAGCTAAAATGTTATTTTCAATATAAGGCTTTGCTTTGCCATAAGATTTTCTGACCCCTGCGTGACCTGCTAAATGAATTACAGTAGTAGGACGATAAGCACCAAACAGTGGTTCGATATTATGTCTAATACCAATATCGAAATTTTCTACAAAAATACCTTTTGACTTTAGAATGTCGGCACGGTGATGTTTTAAATCGGACGCATAAACGAAATCATTAAAGTTGTCTATACAAACTACTTTATGACCGTCTTCCTTCAGTGACAGCGCAAGATGAAATCCAATAAAACCGGCACCGCCAGTAATTAATATAGTCAAGCTGGTTTATTTTTCATTTTTCTTAAGGCTTCAAGAATATATTTTCTATGCTTGCTATATTCTTTTACTATTTGAGCAAATGTTTTTTCTTTTTTCATATCATGAACTCCGCTAAATTTGCTTTTTCTCTTTTCTTTTCTAATGCATCTGGCCGCCAAATTGTAGGATACATTGGCTTATCGTTTTTATCCATCATATAATAACCAGATGCGTTTTTAAGACCTCGACCTGATCGATCAAGATTATTTAAAAATCTTACAAAAATACAAAGTGTATCTTCATGAGCCACGGCATTTGTGCCTAAGTTTTCTGTAAGATCTGCAAGCGCAAGATCGTGATATTCTACTTGACTCATTCCCTTTGGTTTTCGAAACATTTGTTCGATTGCTTGACGAGCATTATTACCGCAATATAAACTACTATTCGGATCTACATATTGTGGATGGTACGTAGCAATATCTGCAATCGTTTGCGCATAAGGAAAGTTCCAACGACGAACACCGTTATTTATATTTTTCTGATTAAGCCGATCGGTTAAAGATTTTTGTTCAAGTGGTGGATTACCTGCATTATGGTTTTCTCTAAGATGTTCTGTCAGTTCATCCATCAGTTCTAAACCAAAACTCGTAATATGTTCAGGAAGATTCATACCTTTCTTTGGAGTAGGATTTTGATTACCAATAGTAGAAAACATTTTCTTACCGGCTTTTTTCCACTGCTTCATAAGATCTGCCATTTCATCTGCAGTTTCGTGTAGACCAAAATGACTTACTATGCTATGGTGATATCCATGCCATGGTTTACCGGCATAAAATCCTGATCCTGTACTACGATGCGTATAATAAGCAAAGACATATTCACGCAATGACCATTTGTCAGTAACATAATTATGAATACGTTCTTGCACGTCTTTTGGCCTTTTCTTAAATACTATTTGATTGGTAGCATGATTTAAATCTTGATTAACATTATTAAATCCTTCATACGTACGCGATACACAATTGTATGCAGGAATATTTTGCATCAGTTCATCGTTAATGTTTTCATCAGCTTCAGGCCCAAGATAATCAACATCTCCGATTAGACAATTCTCTTCAAGCCATTTAGAACGTGGCCAAAAATATTCTACATAACAATCGTAATTTGGTCTTCTTTCTAATTCCATCACATAAAACTTTCTAATGTATTTTCACTCTCGCCCCAATTCATACGGCGATAAAACATAGGATTAAGATGTACAGATTGGGGTTTCTCCATTCTATCTATAGCAAATTTTTCTTCATCCATATCATACCAAGCCTGAGGTGCTTTTACTAATTTCATTCCATAGATTTTCATACAGCCTTCCATATTCCAAGCCGCTAGCATTCTTTCGCCCCTATCTCCCCAAAATGGTTTGCCTTTATAGTAGCCAGTTTTAGGTAGCTTGCGGCCTTCAAATTCAATAGGCCATGGTACGGCATATTCTACTTCAATGCCAAGACTTCTGCCGAAATCAGAATAAGCTTCGACCATTTTATAGATGTCAGTTTGAACTCTGCATAAGTGATGACGTACATCGATATTGCCAAGAGATATAGTAACGCCTTTATGATGTGGTTTGATATGAGATCTGATATACGCAAAGTCTTCTTTGATCTGACCAAACAATGTAGTCCCATCTTGTTTGACTACACTTGAATTCTTCGGTGCGTACGCGCACACGTGACTATCACCAATAGCTAACCATTCGTGTGGCAAATCACTGCCTACAAGAGATTTAGCTTCAGAGAGCTTCTCAGTTATGGCATCACACCAACCTTTGTCAGTTACGTCTTTTCGCTTCTTTAACTGCGCACCATAGTCAACTGGAGGACCGTCCAGCACAGTTATTGTTTCTGAAGCGAGTAAGTTATCGATCCAAACCTTATGAAGTTCCGTAAAACCGCCCATAAGATTAATCGTACCGCCGAAATTAGCACCAGGCAAAAGATAAACATCTTTATGCTTTCCATTCGTATGGTCAATAGGTACATCAAGATTTTCTGACCAAGTTCTGGCATAGCCATAACTATGACTTGATGTTTTCTTAGGTATTTTACTAAAGGTTCCTACTATCATTCTACAAACTCATAAAAAACGCCGGCTTCTGAAAAAAGTTCTGATGAATACGCAAACGATTCCATCCAATGATCTGGATATTCTGCTAATGGCATTATAACTTTTCGAATTCCTACTTGAATAATACCTTTTGCACAATCAGAACAAACAGGTAATCCGTGAACATAAAGAGTTGCGCCATCAAGTGATACACCATTATATGTAGCATTGTATATGCAATTCATTTCAGCATGAACTACAAACTTATACTTGACATCTTTGTTTGCATATCGATCAAAACTATCACTAATTCCTCTTGGAAATCCGTTATAGCCTTGAGCAAGTACTTGGCCTTTTGATCCTACAGCAATCGCACCGATTTTCGATGAAGGATCTTTAGACCAATTAGCTACTCCAGCGGCTAGCTTAAGATATCGCTTATCCCATTTATTTAACAAGATCAAAATGCCTTTCATATACGTGAAGATTTTGAACTTGCCAAGTCATAATAGCAGGTTCGATAGCACCACCACCTTGAGCTGTACGTTCGAAACGTCTGAAGTTGTAATCATCACATAATTTTTTTACTATATGTATTTGCCATGCATAATCATTTTTATAGCCGAATACTACATCATTCGATCGCATCTGAACTACAGCATGAAGCAAACCATCACGAATATAATAAGTAACGGCGTTGGTACAGATGAAATCATTTTTGCCGTTATCTTTATAATCAAACCAAATATTAGGGCGATTATAAACCATAGTAGCACGTCTTCCATCAGGATTCTCCAGTAATTCTGTTAGCACATTGTCATACTGATTATTGTAAGTATCGCTAAAGATAAGCTTACCATAATTAGAATTGATTTCACCATGTGCATTTGCGGCATATTTCCATGCGGCAGGAGGATCACGGTATTCACCATAAATGTCATTGATATTAGTTGACATATTATGATACCACAATAATTCTTGATTAATATAATCTCTATTTGGTGCACCGAAAATGGAATCTTCGGTTGCAAGAAAAGATGCGCCGATCATTTCAATAGTTTTAGCACCAGTTTTATCTATAGTGAATGCTTCATCTTTGAGTTCATCAATAAAGAATTGACGTACATCGTGTACACTATTTAGCTTCATATCTATCATCCATATCTTTACCTTCTTCGTATGCTACACGAAGAATCATAAGTTGAGTTAAGGCATGATCGAGATGAAGAAGACCAGACTCTGGATCAATATCTTCTTTATTCCAATATGCCATTAAATGGCGTTGAAGAGAAGAATAAGATCTACTCCACTCAGTCGTGTTTATATCATCACGCCAATTATTTTCACCATATTTCTTTGCACCAAATTCTAAGACTCGAGCTGCAGATTCAATAGCAAGAGTTGGTACAAGGTGAATCGGGGGTTTGCCATCATCATATTTCATAATTGTATTCTACCACATTATAGAGGATATGTAAACCTATTATTTTCATTAATAATATTCTCTTATATACACATCAAAGTGAGTGGCATTTTTAAATGGCGTGTCATGTGTATCACCATCACGAGGACCACGAGGGCGAATACGAAGACCCTTTGTATTATATTTTCTATAGCCAATAGCTTTATTAAGTTTATTAAGATATTTATTTTCGTTACGAATCAATCGTTTTAAGTCTTGGATTTCGATACATTTAACAGTATCACAAGAAAAACGATAGCTATCAGAAGAACGACCTTTGTAAGTTACGAATACCATATTATATTACTCCGTTTTCCATAAGTTGAAAGATTTCAGTTGCAGTTGCATTAAACTCTTCTTGCGAAGATTGAGAGAAGTCAAAGCCAAGACCACCCATGTTATCAAAGATTTTTTCTGCATAATCTAATGTGCAGTTAAACATTTTTTCGATTTCACGAATATAAAGCATTACCAGATTACCTCTTCGGTTACAATCATGCGACGACCTAAGTTTTGTTCTACGCAATTTTCGGTGTAAGTTTTTACGGCACCATCGTCGTACATAACGCTAATAAGTGTTTCGCCATCCGCATCATCGTGAATAGAAGTGATTTCACCTTTTGCAGTATAATCTCTATATTGACGAATAATTCCCATTCCAACTTCAAACATTGTTTTCTCCTTTTGATATAACCTTTATAACACGTTTAAAAAGCAATGTACACAAAAAAATGCGCCGAAGCGCATTTTAGTTTTGTTTGTAATCAATGGTTTAGAATTTTTATCCAAATCTAGCTAAATATTGTCCTATTCGACCCACAAAAGGTAGAAGCATAACAGCCATAAGTAAGTTCATTCCGGTATGAGCCATAGCAATTCGTAGTGTATCACCTTTAGGCATACCATCAGAAACAAATAAACCCGCTAGCCATATTGTACCTGTCGTACCGATGTTAGCTCCGAGCACACAAGCAATAGCTGCCGGTAGTGGTAAAGCACCAGAAGCGACTAGTGCAATAATAGCAGTAGTAGATAGTGAAGACGATTGCCATAGCAATGTCATGATGATTCCACCGAAGAACATATAGATCGGACTACCTAGAAACCAGTTAAGGTGTTCCATATTCCCCATAGATTTCATTCCACCTGAGAATGTCTTAAGTCCAATATAAAAAATGACCAGCCCAACAAGGGCTGTTATTATCGGGTTTCCTAGATCCATCTTCTTTACCTTTTTCCAAAGTTTATTACCTTCGTTTTTCATTAGACAATACTTTGTAAGTCGCCATGATTGCCTTCATGCGATGGGCCTCGCCATCCACCAGGCTTAAGTAAATCGGGCAACCCAAAGCGATTAGGACGTCCAGGTTTTACACCAGGCTGTTTGTCCATATTGGCTCGATAGATTTCATCCCATGCCTTGTTAGCATCAACGCCCATAACATCAAGTGTACCGATGGCGAATACACACATATCAATCAAACCATCGACTACTTCTTCTGCATCTGAGTTGTTGATAGCAGACAGAGTCTCTTGATATTCTTCACCGATCATAAGCATACGGAACATAATGTATTTCTGCATCAGATCCTTATCATCTTTATTATTTGAGAACCAATCATGCACACCAAATTTACTGTGCATATCATTAATATCTTTAACCCAATTATCACTCATTGTTTTCATCCTTGTTTATCATCATGTACTCATTATACCAAGTTTTTTAATGCCTGTACACCAATTTTCTGCGGCATCTT